AGGGTCAGTCAATGCGGTATAGGTAACGAGAGTACCAAGATTTATATCGTAGTAGCTCATCGCGTCAATCTTGTTCGAGATCATAACGCGACCATTACCCATGCAGAAGTTTACCCAGTGAGTTGTCGAGTACGACCCACCTATGTTTGTCCACGCGCTTCCGTCTTTGCGAATACATATCTTTCCTACGCCACCGATAACCTGCATAGATATTTCCCAGTGCTCAGGCTTACCGAGTACCATTTTGAAAAAGGTATCAATTCCAATACAGGTTCCAAGAAAAGCTGCACCATACATAACCGTTGATGGTCGTGGTCGTGGTCGAGCGTCCATGACTAAATCCATATTGAGCATGTCTAGTAGGTAATTCTTCGGAGTAATTGAAGCACCGTAAAATGACGTATAGCCCTTATACGAGGTTTGCTCTAGTACGATAGGTGGCTTTACAGCCTTTGTACGAGCTTTGTACGGCATTAGCTCATGTCTTCCATATCAGTGATGGCTTCTTGTGGTTGGTCAAAACCAACATTCTGATTAGCAAGTATCATCTTTGAGTATTCAGTTGAGGCTTCTGCTACAAGGTCAGGGTATTTATCGTCTTTCGATGGGTCGCCTTGTGCCATTTCAGCAGCCACTTCACACTTGAGCCATTCGAGACTGTCGCAAAGTACCAAGTCAGTTCCAGCAGTGATCTTAGCTGGCTTATAATTTATAGGTACAGAAAGAGACCCACCTGCAAAACCAGTGGGTATCCCCTTAGTAAAGGTGAGTACTTTTGCGCCATCAGGGCCAGATACATAGCAACTATCAACGTAGATGTTACGTTTTGCAGGTGGTACGCAGACAAATTGATAGGTATTTCCGTTAAGTGCAACGCTGATGGTATCGGATATCTTGGCCGTATCAGCAGCTAGACTGACTGTATTAGCAGCCGTAAAGGTGTCTATGCGGAATAGTGAAGACCAGTTATTGTCAGGGTCTTCCGCCCACTTCTCTCTAATCTTTTGATTAGTGATAGCAAGTATATTATTCCAGCGCGGCGCACCGCTTGTTGGAGCTTTATCTGCACCTTTGCCTCTATATTTGAGCCATACTAGTGCGACGAATTCGGAGAATTGCATACTGGACGCTTTCTTACGAAAACGCCGTGGTATACGGTAGTTTTACTAGTTACATTATAGCATGTTTTCACTATTTTTTCCCTATCTTTGCAGATTTAAGGAGTGAGAACATTGCACTATTTGTTGATGTTGCGATTGGTGAGAATGTTAGTTTGCTTTTACTGCCACCTGACTTCGTACTACCTGAACCTGTGACGGGTGCAAGACCTAACCCATAGGCTAGTCGTGTAGTTTTACTGAGTTGTGCCGTACCGCCAAGAGCTACGTTGATGTTATCTTGAGCAGCTAAGCGCTTTAAATCAGCTACAGACAAGTCACCGTTATCCACAGCCGTCTTTGTGAGCGCAGTTGAGGCTTTTAGCACCCACTTGTCATTCTCTGTCAGGGCAGTGTTGTATGCTTCGCGTAAAGCTGCTTTCTTTTCTTCATTTTTACGGGTAGCATTCCAATCACCAGCTTGTGCCTTGCTTTCATAATCTGCATAGATTTTTGCGACTTGGTTGTTGTTTGGTACTTCGGGTAAACCAGTTGGTTTCCATGCATTTATGTTGTTGTAAGCTGTAGATGTTTTATCTGATGTCTTACTCTTTAGCCAAGTCTTTTGACCATCTGAGGTTAGGCTAGCTTGTTTGTCATAGACTGCTTTTGCTTCGGTTGATAGGTTGTCGTAGTTTTTAGGCTTACCGGTATTATGGTCACCGAGTGCAACTTTTAATCTATCCAGGTATTTAACTGCTTCAGCAGCGTTCTTATCACCAGCATCGGCAAGGGTTCTTACGTCTGTTTCAGATTTACCAGTAAAACCAAATTGTTTGAGTGCTCCTGCTTTAGCTTCTTTCAAACTTGCAGCCTTAGTACTCGCGTCCATAATGGCATTATTCTTAGTAGTGGCACTTACAGCACCAGATTTATCTGTAGCGATGTTGAATGGGTCGAGCAGGGCTTTTGGTACGCCGTATGCGTTATTTGCTACTGGTGTACCCGTTACATCAGTTTTTGGTGTAACACCATTCCTAGCAATTGGTATTTGTGCCTGGACTGCCTCTTTGAAGTTCTGAGGGTCACGGGCATATGGGTCTAGCCCTGAACCAGTACGTTTAGCAATGTTTGGTATTAATGATGTACCTTGTCGAGCTACATATCCTTGTGCATACCTAACAGGGTCTTTTAGAGCATTTGATGCATCAGTAGCACCCGTAAGTGATGAGGAGTTTAGGAAGTTAGTACCAACGCTACCGAGTAGGTTAATACCAGTATCTATGCCAGCAGTTTGTTTACCTTTTGCTGCATCACGTCTAATTTGCGCGCCAGTCTGTGCGGCGGCATTGAATAGTGATAGTTGTGGCCCGATAGAGTTTACGTTAATCCACTTATTGCCAACTTTGATTGAGTTAGGCTGTCTATTCTCTAATACCCACTGATCGTACTCTTTCGTGTTCTTCTGTGGCATGTTACCTGTAGCGTCACCGTTATAGCCCATAGCCATACCAGCAGCAATGATACCGCCACCCACAGTTGTCTTTGCAAGGTCTTTCATCGCTGCCCTGCGGTAAGTATCACGAATAGTCACACTGATATTTTTATCGAGTGCCTTGCGTGATTTGTTTGCAGCGCGGAGTAGACCACCAGGCGTATAGGTTAATAGGTCGGAGCCGATAGCGGCAGGGACATTTACGAATGGTTGTATTGCTTCCACGATCTTTTCATAGCCAGGGTGTGATCGTTTGATTGCATCACGCAATCCTCGCATACCCGTACTAACAACAGTATCTTTTTGGAATACCCATGCACCGCCCTCAGCTTTGGCAGTTTCTTTGACAATTGCTGGTGCATTTTCTATCCAGTCAGTCATCCACTTTACGTCACCACGTTTACCAGCAGATATAGCAGCGGCATCAGCTTGGTTATAGAGTGAAGTTAAGACACCAGGAGCTTTAAATATTTTATCCTCTGCACCAAGAGTACGGAAGATGGCATCTGTAAATGGTTTGAATATGTATTTTTCAGCAGGGTTTTTAGTGTTCCAGTTGATTGATTTGTAATTGTATTTTCCAACATCTTCTTGTGTCATGCCGTGTTGGATAGCATCTGCAAAGTCTCTTGCACCGTTTTTGATACCTCGACCCATTCCAGTGAGTGGATTAGCCGAGACGGTGCGTTTAGTTGGAGTAAGTAATCTACCTACAGTTGCATCGAGCATACCAGCTATAGGTGTTTCAGCAGCATTAAAGCCACCGTTTACGGTGTTCCCTACAATGTTCCTAACATGCGTAACAGGGGCAGAGAGTAAACCAGATTTCCAGTATGCCATGGTCTTATCACCAAGGCCCGATGGAATTATTGAGTTCAGTTCTTTGTTTAGGTTGGCAGTGAGCAGCATTTTTACACGTTCAGGGTCAGCGGTATTTGCAAGTCCTTTGAGTATTTTCTTATCAGTGATGCCAGTAAGAGCTGCAATGCTATCAGGAGTATTAGCTTTTGTAATGGCATCAAGTTTTCCACTATCGGCGATATCCGTAGCAGCTTGCATAATCTTCGCTTGTTTCTCAGCACTCCAGTCAATTCTTGAACGTAGTGTAGGTGAAACTTTATTAGAGAATTGCTGCACTTGGCGTTCTATTTTCTGCACGATGTACTTCGGGTCAAGTCGCTGTATCATAGCCCATGCTTGAGCAGCCTGACCGTTTTCGATACTTCGAGTAGTCATGTCTGCAAGAAGTGTCTGAGCGCCAGTACTATCACCATTAGCTAGACGTTTCTCGTATAGTCGCCATGCAACAGCGTTAGCATCTGCACCGTGGTTTTCGTGGAAGTAGTTGAGTGCGCCATCATCACCGAGTTGGTATAAAGTTTTACCAGCATTATTCCATGTCTCGGTATTTGTCTTTACCGTTCTACTCGGGTCAATCGCTTGGATGATCTCATTAGGAGTAGAGCCTTGTTTCTGCACACTTTCAATAAGCTTAGCTGCAGCATCCGTACCAGGTTTACCCTGGGCTGTTTTGATTGCCTGATTTATACCTTGCTCTGGCGTTCGTACTGCATTAGATGGTATAATAGGCTCAGATGTATTACCTGAAAGCGGTGATGAAGTTCCTATTTGCGTCTCTGGTACTTGGGGCTGTATTTTCGGTTGTGTATTTTCTATTGGTGCAGTTGATACCAAACTCTTTTTGGGTTCTCCATTAAGTGGCAACTCAGTTTGTCCTTTACCTATTTGGATATGACCACTTTGATCTAGTGGTGTAACCCCCATCCTCATCTGATCTGCTAACTTAGCCTTAGCATCTGCAACATTTAGGCTTATAGCATCTCTAGCTTGCTGTGGGTGAAAGTTCAGTTTGTTTGTCGTGTTATCGAATTGCAGAGCTGTGCCAGGGTAGTACTGTGTGCTGTTACCTTGGGTTTTGTTGGCTAGTGCGACGAATGGGTTTTGTATTTTGCCTGACTGATCGAGAGGCTTAGAGTTCTGTGCAACTTTACCAGCTCCATGCGTAACAGTAGGGATAGCTGCACCAAGTAATGTATTGAGTGCTAGATTAGTACCAGCTTGTTTCCAGTCTACTTTGCCGTTTTGTATGAGTTGGTTTGTCGGGTCTGTCAGGGCTGTAACAGCAGCATTTTGTGTTGCTCCTGCAAGTGCTTTAGTGCCTAATTTAGCACCAGCAGCTACGCCTATATTTCCAGCAGGTATGACGAGTGGTGCAATCTCTGACGAGGCTTGTGCAACGGGTTTGATGAAGTTATCTTTATAGCCTTGCCAACCACCGCCACGGCTCTGCGCCTGTGCGCCAGTCATGTAACCACCTTGACTACCGAAGCCACCACCTTTATTCAGTAGCTTGCTTGTCTGTAGTTTAGCGTTTCTAACTGCGTTTACTTCGGCTTGTTTGTTTCCTGTGGCGCGAGCGACTACTGCTTTAGATGCTCCTGCAACGGCAGGGGCTAGTGAGCCAACAGTGTTAGCAGTTTTGGACGCTGTGTTTACGATAGGTTCAGCGACATTCTTTCGAGTAGCCGTTATGACTTTGCGGGCGTTGTTGACCATATCACTATTAGTCTTCGCAATTGCCTGTTTGAACGGCACAGTACTAGCTGGTGCAGTAGCAATCTTGTCTATCTGTGCTTGTGCGCTATTCTGGGGCTGTAGGGGCTGTGTTATAGCCTTTGGTAGTATGCTTGTAGGTACACTTAATTTAGGCGCATTAAACGTCGGCATTTTTATGGATGGTGTACTGATCTGACTGAGCGAACTTGATTGTGCTGGGCTAGATTTAGCTACACTAGTTGTAGTCGATGGTGCGCGAGCAGGTTGTGGTTTTGGATTACTCCATGTAGCACCACCATCAAACGGGTTGATTTGCTTTTTTAGCTTGTCGAAGAAAGAAGCCATGACAAGCTCCTTTCTATAGTGTCCCTAAGTCTTTTTTCTGCTGGAAGTATGGTAAGTAGGCGTTTACATCTGTAGCGGTTGGGTCAGATGCCATTGCATTACCAGCTAGTGCCTGTGGGTCTACTGTGTACTGTGCCATGTTAGTTGCTGCGGTACTGACAGGGGTATAGTTGAATTTGTTGGTCGTGTAATTTCTAATGAGATCATCGAGCGTGTTCTGATTGACAGCCATTTTACCGTAATAGTCAGACATGGCACTTTTAGCATCCCCACCTTGCGCGTTCGCAAGCTGTACATCTGCCTGAGCCTTAGAGCCGAGGATAGTATTCTCTTGGTTTACAAGTCCTTGGTTAAAGTCGCTGATACCCTTGGCTTTTTGTCCTGATAGATCTTCAAATAGTCTCTGGTACTTCGTCTTGTTAGCTTCTTGGTTTGATGCAATAGCTGCGGCATTATCCCCGTAAGTTTGGAATTGCGCTGCTCGTTCGCTACCGGCTTGTTTTGATACAGCATAAGGGGCAAGGATTTGGGCTGCACTCGATACACCAGCACCATGAATACCAAGGTTACGCATCACACCGTTATAGGTATTCTGTGCAGTATCGTTTATTCGGTTGAGAGAGCTTGCTTTCGATGTTTCGTTCTTCGCTGCTTCAGTATTGAATGCTTGCTCGGCTGTACCTTGGTCTTGTAGTGCGCGGTTATAGTTATTGGTGTAGTCAGCTTCAAGATTGTTCAATCCTGTTTGCTTAGTGACACCGAGAGAAGCGAGTAAACGATTGTATTGTTCTACTTGGCCTTGTAGGTAATTTACATCGGCTGCGGTGTATCCGTTGGCTGTGCCACCTGTGCCTGTGCCGTCAGTGGTTACTTGGCTTGCATCGCCCGGGTTAGTAACATCAGTTGTAGCTTTTGGATTTGCATTCGTACCTTGCTGTGGCGCGGCTGCATCAGAACCGAATAGTTTACCTGCTTGTGTTTTGATAACATTTGTTGCGCTAAAACCTGGGGTAGGGTCAATAGTTCTAGAAGATATAAGATTTTCTAGTAGATTAGTGAACTGCGGTAGCATGAAAACTCCTTGATGCACTGGTTTAACAGTTTAATCAAGGAGTTTTAACTATATCTTAATGACAGTATGTTGTGATTGGTATCCCATAGGAGCCACCGATAGTGCTACATATCGTTGTTCTATTCGATACATTTGAGTACTTTGGTTGTGCTGCCTGTATTTCTTCTGCTGTGTAGTACAAAACAAACTGTTGAACAATTACTTTTTGCCCGTCAGGATAGTCACATATTGCTATACCCGTATCAGTAAACTTTGCATCAAGCATGGTATTTTTATGGTCAGGACTATTCATCCAGCTATCAACAACTTCAAAACTTGCGACAAAGTTTCCTTTATTTAAGTTCTCGTTTGCAGATTTCCAATTTTTAGTTGTTTCACCTACCCAACCGCCAACTGTTTTGCCATCTGGGCCTGTGTGCTCATAGTAATTTTTCGCAACCATATCAGCGCACTTTGCTTCTGATGATTTAACAATATCACCATTTATTGATAGTGGCCTTATGCCATGCGCCATCCGTTGTTCATTTACGTCACTAAGGATTGATGCAGTTGTTAGGGGATGTGCTTGTACACGGGCGGAGTATGCTGCTGCGACCGCTGCTTGTTTATTGGGAACTATGATAAGGGCAAAGATACCAATAGCCATAATGAAAAGCGCAATCAATACTGACGACGCTATTACTAGTGGCTTTAATATCTTTTTCATATAATCATATATACCACAAAATTACTTAAATAGCAATACACATATAAAACTCTTGATTAAACTGTTAAGGTGCAAACTCTTTCGAGTTGTATTTAGTTGCTGTATTAAAGCTTCGTTTGCATCAAGAGTTGTTGTATACAGTGTCTAGAATTGAACAAAGGTAGCCGCTAGTCGCTTTCACCTGTGTATCAGGTAGACCAGTGAACTCCTTTGTATAAGGTGGTTCGTTACTCGTTCTGGTGTGTCCAGTAAGTAATCGACGTGCTGCTTACATTATACAGCTTTTACTTACTTTCTACAATGAGCGCACCTGCCGTCATACCTATTACACCAAGGCTTACCGCAGTCGTTAGAGCCTGTTCAGTAACTTTGTGAGGGTCAATTATGCCAGCCTCTTTCAGATTGACACTTTCACCCGTTCTGACGTTTAATCCCTGCCACTGGTCATCAGTAAGTTTACTTTCAGCTTCTTTAATATCTATATTACTGTTAGCCATGAGCTGTTTGAAGGGTTGCTTAAGCGCAGCGGAAAGTATGAATGCGCCCTGACTATCACCCTCAACAGGTGCGCGGTATAGAGCAGTAGCCCCACCAGGTAATATTCCACTGTCCATAGCAGCACGAGCAGCAGCCACCGCATCATCTACCCTAAACTTACGCTCTTCTATTTCATTCTCAGTACGACCACCTACGCGGATAGTTGCAACCTGTCCAGCAATAGCAGCAATACGAATGTCTAAATGGGCTTTGTCTGCACCGTCTGCGGTCTTTAACTGTTCTTTAAGTTGTGCAATTCTGCCCTTAGTATCACCAGAGCACCCGAGCATAGTTGTCTTATTATACGTAGCAATCACTTTATCCGCACGACCTACTTGCTCCATGTCAGCAATCGCAAGGCTTATGGTGTCATCTGAAAGTAAGGTTGCACCCGTAGCGATAGCGATGTCTTCCATGATTGATCGTTGGCGTTCCTCAAACCATGGGGCACGTACAGCTAGTGTCTTAAATGTTCCACGGGTAGAGTTCAGTACCATGTTACTTAGTGCGTCTTCACCGAAGTCATTAGCTATAATCACGGCTTCTTTGATACCGGCTTCGTCAATCTTCGTGAGTAGGGGTAAAATCTCCATGAATGTACCAATGTGCTTGTTTACAACGACAATAGCAGGTTTATCATATTGTGCGACACCCCTGTTTTCATCTGTAGCCATGTGTGGACTTGCATAGCCAGAGGATATATGGAAGCCCTCGCCATGTTCTGCCTCTGTTTCGAGTTTCGATGAGTATTCAACTGAGATTGTGCCAGCATGACCAACTTTATAGACTGTCTCAGCAATCAAGCGACCAAGCGTTTCATCGGCTGCGCTGAGTGAAGCAATCTTTGTTAAAGTCTCGATATCATTAGCAGGTTCTTTTAGCTGTGCTAGGTATTCAATCACCCCCACTAACGCTTCTTCAATCTCGCTAGATAGTTGCATAGGGTTAACACCTTTATCAATAAGTGCTTTGGCTTCTTTCATAAGGTGATAAGTAAGAACGGTAACCGTAGTCGTGCCATCACCAACATCATCATTCATCTTATTGGCAGCAGCTTTAATCAGCTCAGCACCTGGTCGTACCCTTTCATCTTTTGGATTGACACATTTAGCAACAGTTACACCATCATGCGTAACCATAGGCGGTTCATTATCACGAGCAACTACGACGTTACGACCTTTCGGGCCGAGTGTAGTCTTAACAGCCTCATAAAGTATTCGCGCACCTTCTAGTAAATTAGATCGTGCTTCATCTTCAAAGTGAACATCAGTTGTCATTATTATTTCCTATCTTCACCGGAGTAGTGGGTTTGCACCGGTAATTGCATTAGTTGTTTTTCAAGTACGACCATACTGTCATAGAAACTGATTGATCGAGTATGTTTGCTAAAGTCATTCAATTCGCCTGTTGGGTAGTGGGAGTGCATCGCGTCAATGAGACGCTTGCAATATTCAATGAATGTCAGGGTACCGTCTATAAACTCAGGTACATATGATGTATGTGTATCTTCAACAAGGTAGATACCACCGTCTTTAACCTTTTCGTACAGGTGGGTAAATGATGCTATCTGTTGGCTCATATAGTGACCACCATCGTCAATGATGATGTCATATTCACTCAAGGTGTCTAATAGCTCTGCATCTGCTTGGTCACCTATGATAATATCTACTCTATCCTCGGCGTACTTTTTACAGAATGGGTCTATATCCATACCTGTTATGTGCGCTTTATTACCAAAGTACCACTTCCACATTTGTAAACTACCGCCACCATATATACCAATTTCCAGTATTTTTACTTCTTTACCCCTAAAGCGTTTGAAATGGTGGTGGTAAACATCAAAGTATTGGCTCCATTTATACATGAAGTTACCATCATGTTTCTCAGCCCAACTAGTCAAGGGATTTATCATTATAGACCTCCTCAAACATCGTCTTATAAGCTTGCCAGTGATCTTCCAACCGCCAGTTATCCTGAATGTCTTTTTGCGCGTTTTTGACCATAGACTTACGAAGCTTCGCATCTTCAACGACTTGTTTTAGGGCGTTGTACCAGTCATCTTCCGTATTCTCGGTCAGTATTGCTTTATCTCTTGAAAGTCCTTTATATGGGCCTACATTTGACGCTACAAAGGCAGCACCCATACGTGAGTACTCTTGGTACTTAATGTTGCTTTTCCCTTCAGCGAAAAGTGTCTGACGAAGTGGAGCAACACCAATATCAAATTGCATAGTTGGGTATAGGTCAGTTACAAATTTGCGACCATAGATAACATCTATAAGATGGTATCGAGCGCGTGGTAAGTATGCTTTGATCGGTACACCAACAGAAGTAAAGTAGACGTTCTTGTACTCATGCATAATTCTACGCAGTGCCGGTACAATCCCCGTTTCTTCAAAGTCTATGTAGTGTCCAGCGCCACCGAAGTACCCGATGACAAGCTTATCACCGTTATCTGGCTTGGGGCTTTTGTAACTATCAGCTATGTAGTTAGGAATGACGTATATCTTGGCGTTTTCCTCGTTGCGAGTTCTAAAGACTTCGGCTAGGTTTTCATTCGTTGTACAGATATACTTCGACGTTCGGTTTATCCGTTGCATGATAAATGCGTGGTCATGCGTCATATTCACCCAAAATGGGTTTTCTTCTTCAATCGCAAAGGTATTATCATCATCATCGAGAATAAACTTCGTGCCATAGATTTTACTTACTGCCATCATTAGAGAATGTGCAGCAGCATCGGCATGGTATGAGCTAAAGACAATATCATATGAGCCTAAATGTTTACCTGCTGCTTCGATTTCTTCGTTGGTAAACTCTGACAGGTCTTTGTACTTCTCGATGTCTTTTATGTAAGTTTTCTGGTAGTCAATAGTCCAGTTTACATGCTTCTTAAGTTCTTCGAGTGGACGGTATAGCCGCCACATCGCAACACCACTTTCTTTGCCGTCTTCACTAAACCCAACGTTATGGATAGATAGTATTCTCATAGTTCTGTAACTAGCCCTAAGATGTCTTCTTCGTGTATCAGGATATAGTCAGTGTCGTTTAGCTGAAACTCAGTCGTGGTGTAGGGTTTGTAGATAATCGTGTCACCCTGCTTAATCCAGTCAATATCACGTCCTACAGCTTGTACGATAGCAGCAAGGGGCTTCTCGGCGGCATTCTCGGTAAGAATGAAACCACCCTTAGTAGTCTCCTTATCTTTCTCTTGTGCGAATACTTGTTTACCAGCAGGTAATATTGTCTGCATAGTTATACCTCAATCTGTTCTTCTTTAAGATAGTTCTTGATTGTATTAACAATTTTTAATTCTTGTTTTTCGTCAAGATGTTTGGACGCTTTGATAAGCTGTTCGCGCAGCCGTCGTAGTTTTCGGTCTTTGAGTTGTTTGACCAAAATCTTTTTAGTTCTGTCGGCGGTTCTGCGTATACCCTTAGATTTGTTTGGGTTTTTGATAATAAGATCGAGACGTGCGATGTCTCGAAGCCTACCCTCGTCCATTAGTTTGTGGAGAAGTTACTTTTGTAAGTATTCTTAGTTTTTATAATTGTGTCTGGTCCAGCTTCGTCTTGACCGATAAGATCACCCATGCCCTCAACTTGTGAAACATCATTCAACCCAAGTGCATCAAGTACTTCATCAACGGTAAATCGGTAGACACGAGCGAGGTCTTGAATGGAGCCTTGGCCTAGTTGGTAGTGGTTCTTAATCTTTGCTTTAGTTTCATCGTCCATATATTCTCCTTTAGTTATCTGTAACAATAACGACAGTAGCGTTAGTCGTGCCAGCTAGAGCACAATAGATGCCATTCGTCGCATTAATGCCACCACCTTTGCCGTTTGACATCTGGAAACCTTGCTGTGTTAAACCATCACCCTGAAACAGAATGGGGCCTGATGCAGCACTTGGGTTGTCGTAGATGATTACTGAACCAGCACCAGTTGCAACCTTAGTCACATTAACCTGAAATAGAAACGAGGGCTTAGGGCTGACTGAACCACTTGCCGTTAGAACTGTAGACTTTGCCATGATTTTACCTTTCTTATTGTTGCTTGGTGATTGGTAGCCCCGTAGCGTTCTGGTCACAATGACTACGCTATCTGTGGGGCTACCTCTCTAGTTATTTACTGACTAAGCAGTAATACCGACCTTCACATTGACTAACCATCCAGCGTTCAACGTCTTAGGTACATAGCTAGCAGCCCATGCAACAGTCGAGAAACGACCAGCAGGGTTGCCACTATCTATCTTGGTGTGAGGGATGATAAAGACTTGAGCAGTATCACCTTCAAGATTGATTGAACCGAAAGCCTGATCGCCGTGGAAGAATGTTGAGTAAACTTCTGTACCGGTTGAGTTTTCGTGTTTAGGGTTAGCACTTTCGAGCAAGCGAGCACCAGCAATTTTACCGACTTCACCACGATATAACTGAGATGCGCCGTTATTGTAGGTGTCAGCGTTAATCCAAGTTGTATCCTGTTGTAGGTCATAGCTAGTATCTGGTGAGAGTTTACCCATCCATGGAGCAATAGCGGTATTAAGACGCTTTGCTTTGTTGCGCTTCAAAGTACGAACAGCGAGCTGAATGTCTTTGACTTTCAAAACATCAGATGCGCTAAGGGCAGTAAGGGCAGTCTTAGCAGCTTGGAACTGTACAGTAGCACCCGTAAAGAGTTCGTTTCGTACAAGTTCGTCCAAAGTCTCACGCATGTTTTGTCCAACAACTTCGATTTTCTCAGCGTTGGTAACGTCGATACCGTTAAGGGTAAGGAAGCGTGAAATCTTGACAGTCGTACCGTATTCAGCGAGCTGAGCGGTAACGTTTGCAGCAGTAAGAGTAACCTCAGCTGGGTTTGTACCCTGTGTGAGAGCAGTCGTTACAGTTGCGAGTGGGGTGTGTCGTGTAAACTTAACGATATCACCACCGTTTTTAGGTTGGTCACGCATCTGAGCGCCTTGTTCAAAGACACTTTCGTATTCATTGCGTGCGAGGAACTTTTTCTCGTAGAAAGTTTGAGCTTCCTGCGTAAGGGTACTGGTTGTGTTAGCAGCCATATTTGTCTCCGTTTAGTACTGAACGCTTTTCAAACCGTGTTTCTCGGCGTATTCAGTAGCAGAAAGCTTTGTGTCGTCTCTATCATCAGAGACATTTTTGCCACTTCCTACTACATCTGACCTAGCGCGCATTTTCTGCTCGTTCTCCTGGGCTTTCACCTTTGCAGTCGTAGCTTCTTTGGTACGCACTCGATCTAATCGAGAGGCTTCGCGTTCAGATAGGTCTTTTAGTGATATTGGTGCGCCTGTTTTCGGGTTATAGAACCCTAAGAATGCCGGTGAGCCATCTTCTTCTTTTAGTGTTTCGTGAAAGACACCAAAGGTATCAATCGTGTCGCGCATAAAGTCTTGGAAAAGTTCAGGGTCTTCTTTGAATACAGGTAGTTCGAGTGAGGATTGGATATCACGTTTTGCATTTGAGATATTATTCTCAACCTTTTCAACGAAGCGCTCATTCTCCATAGCCTCTAGACGACTATTAATATCGTCAGGGTCTACAGTCTTCTGAAACTCTACTTGAGCATTGCGTAAGGCTTTCCGTTCTTCTCGCTCTGCAATACGACGCTGCGCCATTTCTTGATTGTGGTGCTTTCGAGCTTCCGCCGTATCTTCCTCTGCTTCTTCGGTGGCTTCCTCTGTTTTATCATCGGTTGCTACTTCGGTATCATCGGACTGCTCTTGCTTGTCAGATGCCTCTACTTCGGTTGTTTCCTCAGTAGGTAATTCTTCTACGCCGTCGATAGTAGAAAACTGTGTGTCTTCTGCTACGTCAGTTGTTTGTGTTTCGTCACTTGTGGTGACAGTTGCATCTTCTTCAGCCATTTGTATCTCTCCTCTTTTATCAGCCTTTATAAATCACGGTGGCGAGCCGGTAGGACGGAGGTGTCCTTGTAAAACCTCAGAAAGGGCTTACAACGAAACCTCAGTGAATGCTAACCTCCCATCTTTTATAGTTAGTTGCTTACCATAGGGAATACGTTTGCTTGTATGTGGGTGGCACTCACACTTGATATACGGGCCTTCTTGGTAAAAGGTATGCTCTTGAGCAGGGGGTAACTCCTTGATATCTACCTCATGGATAGTGCCATTTTCTGTTTCGGTGATGCGTTCGTTCAGTGGCATGTTATTCTCCGATTAGTTCGTCAAGTCGAGTTAAGAAGTACAGGTAACGCTTACGCGCACGTACTTCAGCTTTGGTATCAACAGCGTCATCATCTGCAACATCTGCGATACTAGCGACTGCTTCACGCTCAGTCTTAATGATTGCTTTGATACGAAGATCACTAGACTTGAGTATCTTTTCAGTCTCTATTTGTTCAGCAACCTCTGGCTGTATTTCTTCAACTGGTTCTTCAACAGGGCCACTGATGCCTGTATATACTCCGTTGTCACTCATTGGTTAGCTCCTAGCATTTGCATAATTTGTTCTGGTGGCACACCCTTTGCTTCCATATGTGCTATCTCGGCTGCTAGCTGTGGCCCAAGTTGATGGGTTTGGTCGAGTTGTTTAGCGCGTTGTGCCATAGCCATTACATCAGGCTCTTGCTGCTCATTGGGGTCTTGTATGGCTTCTGTAGGCGCTTCCATCTGCTCTTGTGGCATTTCACCCTGCATCATGGCTTGTGGAGCTTGAGGAGTGCCAGCTTGAGGCACAATCGGTTGACCAGTTGTAGGGTCAATACCTTGCATCTGCATACCCTCTTGAGGTGTCTGCTTCACAAGTATTTTGTCGAGGTCTTTCATGCCCTTTTCACGGAGGACGGCTGCGGCATATTCACCAGTGTTAAATATGTATTCGCCCATAGGTATCTGAGGTGGCATCTGTGAAACGGTTTGTATAAAGGCTGCTTCTTGTTCTAGGGCATCAGCGTTATCACTTTCGGCTTTTTCTTTCGAGCTATTAGCGTCAACTTCAAACTCAAACTTGCCACGCATCTTGTCATATTCAACGAGAGCTTCACGGCTTGTAATGTTTCCATCTTGGTCGTGGTCTAACTCCATGCCAGCCTTATCAAGTTTGATAGCTTCTTCATCTATGATCTTAAGGATTTCGTCACCCTCCATGTTTGCCATGTGGATATTGAGCATCGTTGTCGCAAGGCGCTCGAAAGCTTGTTCGTGTCGCATCTGCAAGAAGCCATCATTTGTACCGTTAGAAGCTTGTTGCATCTTTACACCCGCGTTGGTCTTTGAGTAGTTCGGGTTGCCTGATTGTGAGCTAACTGAGCCATTCTTAGAGCCGACAAGTTCTTGCTGCTGCGTCTTGTATAGCCCGATAGACTGAGGGAATTGTGAGTAGATACTGTTTGATGGCATGAATGGCTTAATGTCTGTCTGACCCGTAAAGATGAGGTGGTCTGACTTCCACTTGATTGTGTCGAGTTTGGCGGTATCGCGTGGGCCGTGTACTTCGATAGCAGGGCGTAATCCGTACTGAGTAGCAAACATGTGTGCTTGGGTTAAGAAGTCTTGTACGTTCTGGTTCGGTCCAACTAAGTGGGCCAACCCTAAACCGTAAGGATTTTCTCTTTCAATGTCTGAATAGAGGAAAATAAGGGGCATATCACCTGTGGGGTTGCGGTTTTTGTCACGTCGTACAATGTTGTTATCACCGAGAGCAGGTGCAAATGAATAAAATGGTGCTTCACTACCGCGCTGGAAACAGTGGATGATCTTATATACCCCCGAAGTATCCAATCCTTTGTTACGCTCAGTTTCTGTCTGCTCAGTGATCTCTTTATCACCTGTTGACTGGTCTACAAGTTTCTTGAGTTGCTTTACATCCCATGGGCTAAGACTATCTCGCTTAGCTTTCTTAGCTGAGCTGTGTTCTTTCTCTGCGGCATCAATGATTGCTTTGATCGTGTACTTGTCGTAGAACTGCACGAGGTATGAACGATTAGCAGCTAGGTCAGACACCTTGCCTTTTTCGAGTATGACATTACGAATGTAGGGTAGGACGCAATCTGCACCTGAATATGCTTCAGTGGTCTTATAGAATGCATACATAGGCTGCGATCCGTACTTATTCGCACGATATGCCCAGTCCATCTGCTTGTTGAAAAACAGATCATCTTGATTAGCATGGGGGATTATCTTTTTAGCCCATAGAATGTTTGCAAGTTCAGCTACCCACGCTTCATCACGGTCAATAGAAGTGACGTTACCAGTGAATAATTGAGAGAGATATCGCTTGGGTAGTTCGCGCAGAGTAGCAGCGAGTGAACCGTCAGTTACGTTTGAGAAGCCAGCAGGTAGCTTAGCTTTTGGCTTGTTATTAGCAAGGCGTTCGATCTCATCATAGCTATTGAAGATGAGCTTCGCGTCTTTTTCGTCGTCATCGAAAGCTTCGACAACTTCTTTTTCATCTAGATAATAGGCCAACTGTTGCGTTCCTTGACGGAAAACGCTGTGGTAAACAGTGGTCTTCTTTACTTACATTATACATTATTTAGTCATTATTATCTACTATTTCAGCAACCCAATATTTCTCAGCACGTTTTACTTGGCGTTTGCGAGTGTCTACTGTGAAGTGAATACCGAAGTCACCAAGCTTACCGCCATCATAGGCCGTACGGATAGCTTCCATGCATACCGCAAGCATAGATTGGTAGTCATCATCGACTACAACAGGTTGCCTCTTCGTGGTGATAGCAACTGAATGCCCCTCATGTTCGATTGTTTCTACTGTGGTTCGACCAAATCCCATAGTGCCTCCTTTATTTTTTATATTCCAAAGTCATAACTAAAGTCTTCCATTGGTTGTTTAAATTGCTCCTCTTGTGGGCGTAAACTTTCCATTGCATACCGTCCAGCATCCATACCATGGTTATACATATCAATGGGGGTATTGATTGTTTCACCCGTCTTTTTATCTATCATCCATGCGTAATGATCTCTTTCTTCTATAAGATGCAGGCTCCTCCTAGTGATATAAATTGTTTGGTCCTTACAGTACTGAATGCCCTGATTTAATGAACCTGGCCCTTTCTGTGACGGCACAAGACTGACACCATAGTTCTTCAGCTCATCATTGCTCTTTGGCTCTGCGCTATCGGGAATAAGGAGTACATCCTCTGGTTGCATTTTGATAACATCAGCAATGTCTTTGTTACTTGCGCCTTTTCGATAGAGAACCTCATCCCATATAAAGGCGTTGTTCCACACATATACATCCACTATTGCGGTTGGGTCATTAGTATACCCATAGTCAAGCCCACGACGCTTTAATCGAGCCTCAGGGGGTATCTCATCTATGATCTGAAAGTTAGGGTATATAAGTCCTTGTACAGTCTCAGGCACGTAGCCCTTTATCATATTCCAGTAGTGGCTTGGCTTAGTGATCTTGTAGTTCTCGTACTGTTCAATACTTGCAGGGGCTATATTTTCTTCATTAGAATGATAATCGCTTATAATTGCTACGGTGTCTTTGCACTCTGGCTTAAGTTTAGGTATATAGAAACCCTTTTGCTCACTATCCTCTAGGGTGAACCATCTTTTTAATATCCAGTGATCTTTAGCTGGTGGGTTAAGCAGAAGAATAATTGTGATGTCACCTTTAATGGTTCTCAATGTATCATCGAGCTGCATAAAGTCATCTTCTGGTATCTCATCAGCTTCTTCGATAATCACACAGTTGTATGATGCGAGTGACTTAAGCTTTGACTTCTGATCGCCACTAGACTTACGAAAACCTACGGCGTTGATACTGTTAGCACCGTACTCAATAGTCATATCTCGTATGTTTAGCTTTTCATCTATACCATTTTCTTCTGCTCGGTCAGTAATCTCTCTAAATATAGAGTTGCGTATATCACCTAAGATATACCGCATGATTGCACACCTAAAATACTCCGGAGCTATAAGCTTTGCATTGGCAAACTGTGATGCAACTGTTGAACGTCCAGCACCACGGCCACCGATCAATATGAAATAGCGGGGATGCTCAGTAAATAAGGGTTTGTAGATCTTACTTACTTTTTGTATCATGCCTAAAATCCGTAAATACGATTGTATTAGTTTCTATTTTGTCTCCACCACTCGTCATATCAATTTTGTCACCGTATCGCTTAGGTCGTAGTTTGGAGGCTGTCCACTTCTTGGCATCAATAGCAACTCTTGCAGCATCGGGTCTAACTTCGCCGCTTAGGACTTTATCAGCAATATCTTCTATTTCATCGGCTTTGTAATCAGCCTGATCTTCTCGTGCGCGTGCGTAATTGTTCAGAAAATCTTGTTTAAACACTGGGCTTTTTTCATTCAACCATTCATGTACAGCGGTACGAGATGGCATAGTATCGTCTTTACAAATAGTTACTAAGCTTTCACCATTAGCTAATCGTTCACAGATAGTATCAGCAAGCTCACTAGTATAGTCTGTTGGTCTACCTAGTGCTTTCTTAGACATTGAGCGCATCCCTTTGCATCTTGTATAACTTAGCGGCTTTGTTTATTGCCATGCCTGGGAATGCTTCATGTAGTCTTGCGTGGTATCTTGCTTTGCTTGCATATAAAGCTGCATGACCTTTTTCAGTCTTAAAGTATTCGCGGTAGTAATTGCTATATGTTTGCTTAGGCATTTGATACTCCCATAAACCTCTTAATAATCTTTGCGTGGTTCTGCTTGGCTAACTCTAGCCATTCGTTTGCTTTAGTCATATAACTTTCCATTCTTTATAATCTGAATAGTCCTGATGTTTCTGTAGGGGTGTTTGGTTATAGTGATGTAGTAGTTGAAAAGGGTTAGGGTCATTTCTTTGCTGCCTTCCATTCTTCATCTGTTGGATATTTAGGTACACCGACCATTTTATGGGCGGTATCAACCATTCTATTTACTAACTCTTGAACCTGTTTAGCCTGTTCTGGTGTTAGATATCCTGCATCAGCAAATGCTTGTTTGATGGCTTTTTTATAACTCGGTAGATATCCATCGTCATGCCAGTTATCGAATACTAACGCCTTAAGCAATTGTTCTAGCTTGTCATCTAAGCTCATTTAATCTCCTCCAACGCATCAAGTAATTCAATATAAATCTGACTATGCATATCATTCTGTGAGCAATTGGTAACAGCTTTTGTTACTTTGTCTTTGAACTTCAAGAGGGCAGTTAGTTTTGGTTTTAGCGTGTAAAGGTATGATGCTTGGTCTAGGACTTCTTCTATACCCATGTCTAAGAGTTGGTCAGCCGGTACTTCACCTAAGAAGCCTGGTGCATGTTCTATAGCACCCTTTTCGTACTTAGCTTGGTGATCGTCTACAAAGGCTTCTATGATTTGGTTCTCGTGGTCTATTTGTTGGGGGGTCATAAGATGTTTATCACCTTTGGCATTTTCGCCGTTCCATTACCCGATGCTATTGATATTCTTTGAGTATTTAGATGGGTCATTTCAACCTCTTTAGGTATATATAGAACTGCATCTTGCGGTAGCAATACAATAGCTCCTGGTTGTATTGATGGCTTAGTGTTTAACCATAGGGCATCTTTAGTAAATACAACGGGTGCTATTTTGAAAACTTTTATGTCTGTCATATAACCTTTCAATTAGGTTTATAAATCTTCATATCGAGGCGAGGCACACAGATTGTTTTGATTTTTGGCGCCAAGAGATAGAATATAAATCATGTGTTTGTCTGTGTGTCCTCGCACTATAAACTCTAACCAACTGGTTAGCGTTCTTACGTGTAAGGTACTAGGTACAGGACTGCTGCACCTCGCTTCAATATGAAAAAACGCCATAAAATGACGCAGTTAGACAAGAGGAAATAGTAAGTACATTATAGCATATCCGGTATGAAAATAATAGATGCAAACAGATAGTCTCGGCTGCTTTTACGAGGCCGCATTTACCGCTTCTCGCCTTTGAGCGGCACCGAGGGGGCTACTTCTTATTTTCTCTTAATAGCCATATAAACT